GAAACAGGTGCCCCGTACATGGCGTGGGCTGGTTTAGAGGTTTTGCTTGTAGTCATCACTATAAGGACTATTTGTCACCCCGAATAGCAAAGGGGGCGGGGCTTTTGGCCCCGCCCCCACCAAACAACCTGCTTTTATCAGGCGGTCTTGGCCGTCAACTTGCCCTGCTTTGCGCGGTTGCGGCAGGTCAGGTTACCGTAGCACATGATGAGCGCATAACGCGCATCAAGGTTTTCCGGACGGACAAACTCGGTCTGCTGGAACCACTTGCCCGAGTGACCAACCAGCGTGAGGTACTTCGTGTTGAGGAAGTACACAACACCAGCGGTGCAGTGGACATCGTACATCACGGGAGCCGACTTGAAAAGCAGGTTCTGGAAACCAGCATCTGCAGTCTTGGTGTCGGTGTAACGGAGTTGCGGCTGGAGCAGCGCCTCATACTTCTCAAACAGGGTCTGAGTGGTCAGAACCGTGTCGATGTGGTCGTTACCAACCGAGGTGCTGTTGTATGCCGTGGCCATCTGGGCGAGCGTGAGCGCGCCAGCGGTGTTCTCTTCATACGAACGCCACCAGTCGTTGTTCTGACCCGTAGCCGAGTTGATTCCACCAACGGTGTTACCCGACTCAACGATGTTGCCAAGGCCGTTCCAGTTCTTGCCCGAGTTGCCGGTGCCGTCACCGAAGAACATCTGGTTGAAACCTTCACGCATCGACTCCTCAGCCTGCATAATCTTGGCTTCAAGAAGGTTGATGATTTCGGCTTCACCGTTGTTCTTGGCTTCTTCGATACCGGAGATGGCGATGGACGCAGCGTACTGCTTCCAATCGTACTCGGCGGCCGAGATGCCGTCCTGTGCGGTCAGCGAAATCGTGTCGTAACCCGAGTACGAGGCGACAGTCGAGTTCTGACCATAAATCAGCGGCTCAACAATCTTCGTACCGCCATTAAGCATACGGATACGGCCCTTTTCGGTGAGCATGTACGTAAGCGGACGTGCGGTGAACACGTTGTCAGTGAGTTGGTTGCGATAGTTCGCAAGGGTAGTAGAAAGCAGCGCATCAAAGTTAGCGTTACCCGGCATTTTGAATCCTCCTAAGGACTAGTTGTGATAGTTGTAATGTTAGGAGATTCCGAGTTGGCGTTTCGCCAAATCGAAAGCATCCCTGAGTGAAGAAACAGGTGCATCCGACACTCCCGCACTAGCCGCACTAGTAGCCCCGGAAACAATTCCCGTCTGGCGCTTCTGCTCGACAATACGCTGCTCGTCTGCTGCTTTCCTTTGTGCAACCTGCTGGTTAACCAAATTCCTGCTCATCATACGGTCAAACGCAATCTGCTTGTAAATGCCTTCTAGGTCATTGCTTCCGATAGCCAAAGCCTGTGCAACCACTTCGTTTGGGTCGAAATCCTCACCATACTTCTCTTGCAGAAAACCAAGATTACGTTCCAACTGTTGAAGCGCCTGCGCTTCCTCAAACGACTTAATTCGCGTCTCCAGCAACCGAATCTGTTTCTCGGTTGGGTCAGCAAACGGGTCATCTTCAAAAGACTCAGCACCATTGTTGATACCGTAATGTTCTTGTAGAAGTTTGATAGTTCCCTGCGGGTCATTGTCCAACGCCTGTTGGATTGCCGCAGCAAACTGCACTTCTTGTCTCTGCTGACTGAGTTCCTGAGTCTTGCGGGTATAATCCGCTTGACGCTGGTATCCAGCCAAAGCCTCACTGAGTGGAACCTCAATTTCTTCTCCTGCAACGGGCAACTTGACACGCTTGTCCGCGTAGTCACCCCAGTTGAAGTAACCTTCTTCCGACTGTTCGGCTATTTCACCCCCAACATCTTCAACTTGTCCACCATCAAAAGTGGGGTCTACTTCTTGGGTAGCGTATTCAGTTGTGTCTTCCACCGGAATCCTTTTGGTTGGTTGTTCCTATAGATAGAACTATTTTGTAACCTAAACGGGCTGTTCAGGTGGCATTATTTCTCCACCGGCACCCAAAGCCTGCATCAATTCAGGCGGCAAACCACCCTGCGGTGGCATGCCGCCACCCATTTGCTCAGGCATCGGCTGCCCCTGTGGCATTTGCTGGGGTGCAGGCGCAGCCAAGAACGCCTCAGGCGTCTTGATACCAAAACCAAACTGTAGTACGTGTCGTGCTAAAGCACCCATGTCGATAACCCCAGCCTGCGCAAAGGGAGCCATAGCGTCAACCATCTGCAACGCCATTTGGCGGCGGAACGATTCGTTCACAGGCTGGGTAGAACCTGCCTCAACTTCAAAATCGAACTCGCCAGCAATATAGTCGCGGTCAAACTGGACCCACAGGGGAATTGCGTTAGAACCAACAACACGGGCTACTTGTGTACCAGTCATGTATTGCTGGGCCAAAGCAACCAAACGTCCTGCGCAAGCAGCAATTTCCAGTTCAATAATCGCCAACTTGTCCGCTGCACGTGCATTACTGGCGTCCTGCGCAATTGCAGCCTCTGTTGCCGTACGACGAATCTCAGGCATCGCACCACGCATATAGTCCGACACGCCAGAGACACGGTCCATGTCGCCTGCAATCAGGCTTGACTGATTGTAGAACTCGGGTGGATTGATGACAGCAGGCATTGGGGTGATGACGCCGCCAAGCGGCTCATCTCCCACAACAGGAACCAAAACGTTATCCTCATCGGATTCCAGCATCGCTCGACCATCAGGGTCGAACGCCGACTCCTTGTACAGCCATTTACGCGAGAACCGCTTACGGTGGTTCATCATCTGGGTGCGTGTCTCGTTCAGTTCATGCTGAAGGCCCTCAATGGCTTCCAGTTCACCCAACGGGTAGAAATGCTCTGGAACCTCATAGTTTCTAAGCATCACAAACGGGTGACCAAAGGCAAAAGGAATCTTGGTCGGCTGGACAAGGAACTTGTCCGAGCCTTCAGCAAAGATACACATTGTCCCCTTGGGAATATCGTAAAACTCCCATACTTCTACAAAAGAATCTTCTTTCGTGTATGACTGTTTTACCTGCTGGCCATCCAAACCATACTTTGAGTACTGGGTTGGTTGGACCTCAGCGCGTGCGTTGCTGTTGTAACGCTTGTCGTTGCGCACGTCCGCCAGCGGACGCTTAACCCGTTGCGCAATCCACTTGATATCGTCCATGCTTGTGCCATCGGGGTCAACGTAAACATCAAACGGGGAGATGCGTTCCACAAACGGACGGTCCTCAACGATGACCATTTCGGTCTCAACGTTTGTTTCGCCTTCAATATCCAATACATCGTTATGTTCAACATTTGGGTCGCGTTCAGCGACCTTTTCTTCCTCAACAAAGCGGTAACCGGTTTTAACCCAACCGTGACCAATAATAAGTTTGTCTTTAACGGCTTTGCGGAACTGTGGCTGGCACCCGTAGTGCCGCCACCAATAGTTGACAATTGCCTCGGTCACGGTTGCGCGGTCGCCATCTTCGGGGCGACGCGCATTAACCGTAATTTTCGGGTAGTTAACCGACACGCTGGGGCCAATAACGTTAATAGTTGAAAACGCCATATTGACCAAAGTGCGGTCTTCGTCACTAAGGTTGTCGTAATGTTTCCCACGGTACATGTCAATCATGCGACGCCAAATAGCGTCGTATTCTTCGTTCTTGCGCCAACGCTTAGATTGCGTCAGTTTAGAACGGTACCTGCTCAGCAGGTCCTTATTTGACAGTCTAGCCATTCTTATTTGCTGCCTCGCCCAAACGACGCATCATTCTTGTTAACCCAGCGCAGAAGTGGTGGAACCACAGCAGCCCCAGCAGCACTAAGAATGCCGCGTACATCACGGACACCAGCAGTATAAACAGCGAGTCCAGCACCAACCGCCGAACGAACATAACTAGAAACCAACGCTTTCGTCTTATCATCCAACTTGATTACCATGACCATCCTTAATGTGTTGTTTGAAATCGTCTTTCAATTCAGTTACGTCATCATGAATATCATCAACTTTGATAATCATATGATGTAGCAACTCTCTGGATTCCGCATGCTGGTTAGTATTCTCATTTCTCAGCATCTGCAACAGCACCACAACGGGACCTGTGATGACTGCTACCAGCAGCGGTACCCACCAGTTCACGTCACACCCACCGGCTTCCCACAGGTTCGGCCTTGATGCCACCAGCGACGGCATCGGCCTCTTGCTTCAACTGGCGTTCCCGAACCGTAGGCCCATGGAAATCTTCTTGCCCATGCGTAAAGCCAATACGGATGCCCTTGATGTGGCATTTGAAACAGATTGCCCCGCGTCGGGGCAGTTCTTCATGCTCAAAATGTGAGCCACATGTAGTGCAAGTGAAAAGGTTCATTAATATTCCCCAAGTCTGTCACCTAGTCGCGGTTACGAACCCCAAACGACCCCAAAACAAACTTGTCAGGCCTAAAGGTAGCGATATGGCCTTCCCACCAAGCCAAAGAACCCTTCGGGGCTTCCCCAGCCACCTGATACTCGGGTAGCCAAACATATTTTAGCATCTGATTGGCAATGGCCAGCGACATCACGCGGTCGTCGTGAGGCGACCCGTGAGTCTTACCATTCGACTGGCGCACAAAGGTCCGCAATTCCGCAATCGTGTAATCGCAAAAGATACCGATGTCGTTGTCACGAATACTGGCCTGCAACTCGTCAATTGCCAGCGGCTTCGACGCTGCGGTCGTACGCCAACCCAAAATCTCTGTTGGTTCAGGCGACCTTTGGGCCAGCCTACGCTGGCGGTAAATGTTTTTATACCCCGACCGCTGCAACGCCTTCAGGGTGGTCAGACCGTGGTTGTTGGATTCCACACCCATCAAAGCCGTGTTGTACCACCAACCCAAATTAGCCAAAACAACCTCCCCGAACAGGTCCGGGTCAATGTATCCATGCCAGTGGGCGACCACTTCGTGCGTATATGCATTAATTACATGAGCAGAACTATAGTCACCATGACCCAAACCTTCAGCGACGTCCGCCCCAATGCAGTACACAGCCGACAGGTCTGGAAACTCCCAAACCGCCAACTCACCGCCATCCCGACGAAACTCGAGATTCTTTGGACCGAGCCTGTGAAGATACCCACGCTTCGGCTCAGTTGTTTCATAAGCCCGAAGCGCCTCAATATCAAATACCGGACGACCTGAACGAATAAACGCCTCATCAGGGTCAGACGGATATTCCTGCGCTAACTGCCAGTCAGGCAACTGGCGACGCTTCGCCTCATACCAGTCGTCGTCACGGTCGCCTGCGGACCACGGAAAAAAGATTCCCTTAAACAGGTTGGTTCCAGTTTGGGAACCAACCCACAGTTCATGGAAAATGTTTCCCTCACCGTTAGCGGTACTTAGACAGATGACACGACCGCCAACGTCAGCAATCGGCTCAATAGACGCCCATGCCTCCTCGGAGTTCGGCAAAAACGCCATTTCGTCAATCACCACACGGTATACCGACTCACCACGGGCAGGGTCATTACCGCTAGGTAGCGACTCGATAGCCGACTCGTTAGAGAACGACATCTTGAGTTGGTTGTTGTCGATAATCGATGGACCCCTGAGAACCATCCACTTGGGTAGAAACTTAAACCCGTACTTGGATTTCATCAACAGTTTCATTGCTTCACGCTCAGTCCTACTGAGCATGATGATGAAGCGGTCTTTCCAAAAGAATGTTTCCCAGAAGACGAAGGCTGCGGCCAGAGTAGAGAATCCAATCTGGCGTGCCTTTAGGACAATGCTGTAGCGGTTTTCTATCCACGATTCTACCGTAGATAGTTGCGCCTCTCGCATCTCAAACTTGATACGTCCTTTTTCAGGGTGCTTAATGTACCAGTAATTAGTGCAAAAATAATTAAATGCATCGACCAGTTCCTGTGTTGTGGCGTTTTCTGGGCCTTTGCACAGTCGCCATTCCTTCTCGTTGAGAAGGTCTGTCAGTTCCATTTATTCCTCGGTGTTTGCCTCACTAGAGATGCTCATGGGATACCAACCACGGTTATTTTACGAAAATCATACGAACCGCTTGCTGTCACGTTAGAACGATAACGCATCGTAAACGTGTTCAAACCAGCCGTCAACGTCGTCAACAAATAGGTTACGCTCGACGTGGTTGCAGTCGAAATTCCGCCAACAGACGCCGAGTTATCGTCAATCGCAGCAATGCTTGATGCCCCGCTAACCGCACATCCAACAAAATTGTAGTTTCCAGCGCAAGAAATTCTGGCTGAAATTGTGATGAGGGCTTTCGTTCCTGTTTGCAGTGTGACTGCTGGGTCAGTACCAGATGATGCTGCAAATGCTGTACCTGACGGGTTGTTAACCGAGGCGTTCTGTGTGTCTGATTGTGGGGTGAGGCATACCCATGCTGAGCCGTTGTAAACAAGCAACTGGTCATTATCTGTTTGGTAGATGAACATACCCTCGGTTGGGCTAGGGATAGCCGAGTTACGTGCGGCAGCAGACGCATACACGCGCACGCCCCCAACGGCACCAGCGACGTCAGTAAACGTCGCCTTCTTCGTCGTGGCAGACTGAACAATGGGCAGCACGTCAGCCGCAGCCACACTAGTGGCGGCAGGCAGGGCAGAAATCTTTACGTTGGCCATCTAAACCTAACTTTCGATTACAAGATGCTGCTTCGACTCTGTGGTTATATGGCTCCCACTCTCAGTAAGAATTTGAATTGTGGCTGCCAAAGTATGCCAGTAGTCGTATGCGGCATCAGCGTATGTACTACCAATAGCGCCGTTTGTAACATACCATGACAATGCCGTCATATCCGTATAGTCCGGGTGGTCTGCTTTCCACCGTGCCCAACAATCAGCAAACGACAAGTTTGCCCCATACACAGCCCTGAGTTCAATCAAGATTTGGTCAGCCGTCCACGTCATCGGAACCATCCTTCTTCCTAGGGAGACCCTTGGATGCCATAATCCCAGCCAATGTTCCCGTCAGGAACATGGCGATGGGATTCATCAATTTGAAAAACTCTGCATCAACGGGCGACAACGAGTCGCCCTGATAAACGAACAGCAACCCGTACAGGCTGGACAGCAACAGGGTCAACAGTCCGACGCACAGCGTCACACCGACAGCAAACTGCAGTCTGGAATCTAGTTCCTCGGCGGTGTAACGTTTACGGTTGCGCACAGACAACCGTCACATCACTAGGTTGGGCTGACAAAGCCTTGTTCTTGGTACGCACACACTCGGGTGCCCTGTAGCGGTCGCCGCAGGCGGTGACCAAAATCATGGTCAAGATTGTGACCAAACTAAGTTTCTTCATCAGACCCCCTGAAATGTCCTAGGGGTGGGCGTTCCCCAGTCTCACAAAATGGACACGAACCCCAGTTTTGTGGATACTCCTCGCCACACCGCTCACACTCGACGATATTCACCATGCCACCTTCAGATGTCGCTGCTGCTTTTCGCGCGCAGCCATCGCCCCAATCAACTTGTCCAACTCGTCGTCCGACAAATCGGCGGCTTTGCGGTCGGACTTTACCTCAACCGTAGGCGGAGCCATACGGTTCGTGGCCTGCAGATACAACTGGGCAGACTTAACATCCCCATCCAAAGCCTTCTTGTACAAAGTGTCCAATAGGGCTTGTGTCCGCTCAGGTGACCCCTGAATGTCATCAACCCGCTTCTGCCACTCATCCTTAAAGAACGGCTTTTTTTCCCAACGCCGCAACGTAGTGACATCCACACCCAAAGCATCAGCCATGTCTTTCTTTAGTGCTGGCTGACGCTCCGCTGGCGCGGTACATAGCCAATCCAAATAGCGTTGCTGTTCTTGTGTCAGGGTTGTGATGTTTTCGTTCATGTAGATTATCGGGTTTGTCACCCGATGTTACAAACGGGGGGGACTATAGGGGGGGTCACAATAAAACTGTTTGAGGGCCGGTGATAACATCACAAGGCCCGAAAGAAAGGTTAACATCACATGCCAAAGGTCGGTTCAAAACACTACGCGTACACACCCAAGGGGAAGGCGGCTGCCCAAAAGGCTGCCGCACAAAAAGGGATGAAAGTCCAGTATGCTTCCAAGGCACGTAAACGTGCCAAGTAACTACAGCAACCCCGCTTTGCGGGAGCGGTTGAAGAAGCAGGTCATGGCTGGAGGCGACGGTGGTCGCCCCGGCCAATGGTCAGCCCGAAAAGCGCAACTGCTGGCACAAAAGTACAAGAAGGCTGGCGGGGGCTACAGCGGCCCCAAATCAGCATCACAAAAGTCGCTAAGTAAATGGACTAAAGAGGACTGGGGAACCAAGTCCGGTAAACCGTCCACGCAGGGACCCAAAGCCACAGGGGAACGGTACCTGCCAAAGAAAGCCATCAGGTCGTTGTCATCCGCCGAATATGCGGCAACCAGCCGCAAGAAGCGTGAAGGCACCAAGGCTGGTAAACAATTTGTACCCAACACGCCTGCAGCCAAGGCTGCTGGCCGCAAAGCAAGGAACAGCAATGGCCGCTAAAAAAGCAGACCCCCGACTGGCACGTGCAGGAGTGTCGGGCTACAACAAGCCAAAACGGACACCCGGACACCCAACCAAATCCCACATTGTCGTAGCCCGTTCAGGCGGTCAAGTAAAGACCATCCGTTTCGGGCAGCAAGGTGTTAAAACCAACCAGACCCGTGGACAGCAGCAGGCGTTTGCCAGCCGTCACGCAAAGAACATTGCTCGTGGCCCGATGTCTGCCGCTTACTGGGCTGACAAGGTTAAATGGGACCCCAAGAAAACATCACAGCCGAAAAACAAGAAGTGGGTCAAAGGGTCCTAAAACTAAACTGACCATTGGTGAGTAGCACAATGGCAGTGCAACGGACTGTTAATCCGTAGGTTGCAGGTTCGACCCCTGCCTCACCAGCCCTATCGGGTGACTATAAAAAACACCCCACCCCATGTGACACGCGTCACACCAGAATTTAAAGTTATGCCGTGACCGCCACGCACCAAAGGAGTCCCTGACGTTTGGGGGCGTAGGGGGGGCCATGCACCCCTCCCTTGTGACGCCGAAACACGCCCATTCCGCCCCAATTCGCGCCATTTCGCGCCACAATCTCCAAGCCCAATAAGGGCGGGAAACCCATGCACCACAAGAGGCACGCTAGGTAGTGACAAGGCACGGCGCCTTGTCTAGGTTCACTGCCAATTCGGGTGGTGCCTATGGTTCTTAGCGCAACGCTAAGAAAGGAAAAGAAAATGAACAAGGCAACGAACAACAACACGACAACGAAGGCAATCACGGCTGGCGTGGCGTACGTCGAATCCATCGAGAAAGCGTCCGCGCGCCTGTGGGCGTTCGGTGAGGCAATCGCGCAAGCGGTCGAGAACGGCGAGCGCGGAGTGCAGAAGGCAATCGCAACGGCGGTGGCAAGCGAGACGGGGCGCAAGGTTTCCACGATGGTGGTGGAGGTGTCGCGCGCTCTGAAGTGCTACCGCACGTACGATTCGGCGGAGTCGGCGTCGTCGTGGACTCTGAACGAGGTCAGTGGTCGTTCGTCGGCTACGGCGTCGGTGTTCGATGCGGACAAGTGGGCGAAGGGTTTTGCCGCGAAGCGCACGAAGGCCGAGATTCGTAAGGCGATTGCGGCTTTGCAGGCGCAAATCTGATTCACCGTTAGTTCGTCGGTGGTGCCGATTCACAAGCCTTGCCCTCTGGGGCTTGTGGGTCGCACACTATCTATGAGCGGATAGTCGTTTCTTAGCGTGTCGCTAAGTTTCGTAACAGAAAAAGGAGGCAGTCATGGCGACTGTTATTCAGGTTCATTCGGCGTTCGTTGAGGACGGCGATTTCGGCCCAGAGGTTTGGGTGCAGGCTTGGGACGGCGAGTTCCACATTTATCGTCATTGTGCTGACATGGGTCGCGCGTTGGCTTGTGCTGATGCGGTGAATTCGTTGTCGAATCCTGTTTGTGTGGCGGGTTTGATTCAGGAAGGGGGTGAGTGATTCTGGTTCGTGACTTTTAGTTGCGGTGAGAACACACCGTTCTTAGCGGTGCGCTAAGTTCGGTGTGTTCGATTCCGCACCTACGGGTGTTGGATAACAGAAATGGGGTGTTGTGATGTTGTATGTGAAAGACCGTCGCAAGTGGTTGCGTTTCAAGCGTTGGCTTACAACTCTGTCGGTTGTCGCCACGCTTGCCAGTGTTGGTGGGCTTGAGGGTGAGGGTCCGGTGCCTGTTCATTCTTGGGTTTTGTTGGCTGTTAGCGGTGCGCTAATTGTCAACATCACAAACGATTTTGTTCGGCAGTATGAGAATGGGAGAAAGTGATGACTATCAGGGATTTGGTCGTGAACGACGACAACCGCCAACCGAAGGCGTGGGGTGATGGGCGGTACACATACTGCCTAAAGCACAAGCGTTCACAAGTTTCGTTGGCAGAAGACTTGTTTGCAGATGACCCGATTCTTTACGAAGGTCGCAAGTGCGACTGGTGCGGAGATGATTTGGCTTAGGCTCTGAAGTTTCTGGCTACGAGACTTGTTCGGTTGATGGTGAGGTGGCATCGGTTCTTAGCGGTCGGCTAAGTTTCGGTGCCACCGATTCCACCAATGGGGTGGAAACAGAAAAGGAGAAATGTAATGGATACGTTTGAGATGATGAAGTTTGAGCAGGCGCACACGGAACTTTTGCGTAACTGCAAAGCCTTTGAGGGCACTAACATTTGCAAAGTTGCGTATGCCGTGTGTCGCGTTGACGACGAGTACGGCTACAAGGTTTTGTCGAAAGTTTTGTTCACGATGAATGACGCTTTTGAGTATGCCTGCAAGATTGCGCCCGAATACAAGTGGGGTGATTACTCTGACTTTCTTTTGATTGAGAATCTCGACGATTGGTATGCAATGGACAGGGAGACGACGCGCGGTTGGGATTACATGGAAGTTGCCATCTATGAGTATGTTGATGGCAGTGAGCAGGATTATCCTCGCCAGTTGGTGTTCGGGAAGCGCACACCCAGCATTGGTTGATGGTGACGGGTCACAAACTAGTGAAACTTAGCGGTGCGCTAAGTTTGTGGCTCGGACTCCACCAATCGGTGGAAACAAACAACAAACAAATAGAAAGGTTAGGTCATGTCAGATACATCTACACAGGTGCAGGCGGACGACAGTGAGGTCGTTCCGATTCTGTACGGCGAGGGCGTCCAGTGCGAGTTGACTGGGCGTTGGTATCCGGAGTTCCGTTGCGTTGAGGAATACAGGCGTTTTTGGGACTCCACGTTGGAACGGTATGTCGGCAGGACAGTCACGACTGTTGAGCCGTCTCTTGTCGATTGGCGCGACGAGTCGGGCGACCAGTTGTTGATTCATCATTCCAATGTGGATTGTGAATGCGACTGGTGTCAGGGCAGTGTCGTGTTGCATCGTGCAATCAGTCGTGTCAATCCGTGGCGTCGTCGCCACGACATCACGTTGTGTAACGACTGTGCCGACAATGCCGATTCGTGCGAGAACTGTAACGCCCCAGTGTATGAGGGCGGTTTGACGGAGATTCGTGGCGACTATTGGTGTGAGAGTTGCATTGACAACTGTACGCACTCGTGTGATTACTGCGACGAGTTGGTTCCTGATGGTTCGGAATGCGATTGTGATGACTCAGATAACTGTGACATGATTCAGTCGTATTCGACCAAGTTCCACCCGTTGTTTCTGCACACGGTGACCGACGATGGTTTGCAACTGGTTCGCAACTATGTTTACGAGCCAGAGTTTTCCAACGTTATTGCGATGGGTCTCGAGTTCGAGATGGAAAACATGCAGGGTGACTACCGCACGAACGAGATTGCCCAGTTGTTCCGCGACGCATACGACAATCATCATTTGATGTTGAAGCAGGACGGTTCTATCAACAACGGGTTTGAGTTGGTGACACAACCGCACACGCTTGATGCGTTCATGCAACATTTCGACTGGCAGTTGATTCGTGACGCACAGTCCCAAGGTATGCGTGGCTGGGATGTCGGTTCCCGTGAGATTGGGATTCACATTCACATCAACCGCAAGGCGTTCTACACGAAGCCTGAGCATGGCCGGTTCAATGCGTCTCCGCATCTGATGGCGTTCATGTACTTCATCTACAGCAATGTCAAGTCAATCACCCGTATCGCGGGACGTAACGTCCACTACGGTCACATGAGCAAGCGTTATCTCAGTGACGCTTTCAACTGTGCTCGGCGTGGCGCCTCGCAGTACAGCCGCACCTATGCGGTGAACGTGATGAATGACGCGACTGTTGAGTTGCGCATGTTCCGTTCAACGATGCGTGTCGAGCGTGTGCAGGCTTATCTGCAGTTCGCTGAGGCCGCCGTGCGTTACACCCGTGAGGGTCGTGTCGACAAGATGCGTAACCGTTTCAACTTTGCGGATTTCGCAGAGTGGGTTTCGTTCCAGCCACGTTACGAACAGTTGAACAATCTGATTGTGGAGACTGACGCCGTGTCGTACGCACCGCCGAAGCAGATTACCGATTCCGACGAGTACGAGTCGGGTAGCAACGAGTTCATGGTTTCATCTAATGACAACCGATTCTAATAACCGAATCATTAAACTTAGCGTTCCGCTAATTTCAACAATCAACAACAGAAAGAGGTACACCAATGTGTATTTTGACATTCATGCCTGAGGGCACAACAGCAAACATTGAGCACCTGCGGACGGGTGCGTGGAACAATGATGACGGTCACGGTTTTGCCGTGGTCTGTGGCAACAAGATTGTTACGGGTCACGGTATGAACTTTGAGCAGGTTCTTGACCAGTTCCTTGAGGTGCGTAAACGCCACCACGGTCACGCCATGTTTCACTCCCGTATCACGACACACGGCAAGACGAACGTCGACAACTGTCACCCGTTCCGTGTCGGTGGTGACCCACGCACTGTCGTAGGTCACAACGGCATACTGCCAATCCAAATCCCCAAGGACGATGTGCGTTCCGATACACGCATCTTCGCTGACACGTATCTGCCTTCCATCGGTGGCGTGTATGCACTGGATGAGCCGGACACATTCGCGTCACTTGAGAAGTGGGCGTCTGGTTCCAAACTTGTGGTGCTGACAACCGACGAGTGGGCTGTCAAACCGTTCTACATTCTCAATGAGAAAGATGGTCATTGGGACGAGGACGGTGTGTGGTGGTCGAACAACTCATACAAGTACCGTTGGGGTGGCACGACATACACCTACGGTTCGACGTACACATCTGGTTGGGGTGGTTATGTGACCACAACCAAGGACAACAAGTCACCGTACGAGTTCACCGAAGACGAGTGGGCCGAGGAGGAGGGCTACTGGAATCTGTATGAGGTGACGTGTCCCGTGTGTGAAACACCCGAGGTTTACGATTTCGACATGGAGGACCCGTTGTGTTGCCCAACCTGCGAGTTCTGCATGTGGTGTCAGGAACCAGAGGCACGGTGCGAATGCAACAAGATGACCAAGCCGTCCGAGGTTCCTGCGATGCGCAAAATCACTGGCAAGGAACTTAAGGATTTGATTTACTTCAACGAGAATGATGAGGTTGTAGATGCCCGCCAATAAAGATGAGATGTTGACCGCCCGAGGGTACATTCGTGTTCTCGGGTGGGACGCATTTGATTGCGACACTGTAAACATTGACGTTGAGATAACGTCATATGACCGTATCAAGACACGCGAAACGTGGTATGACGTTCCGCGTCACATTATTCCGTATCTGGGTATTCATGTTGATGCCCGTTACGTTTCACCATCAAACATTTAACATTTAGGAGAAAGCAATGCACGTTTCACAAGAAGACATCTCTTTTGCAATGGGTTATCTGATGTGCTTTTTTGGCACAGATAACAACAAAGATTTGTGCGAATACGACGAATGGTTCAGCCGAGGTAATCTCGATTTCAATCTTCACAACTACGCTGGGCCGTGGCAGATTGACGCGTACGAGGTTGTTGATGGGCAAGTCCAAACGGACAGGTTCATGTGCATCTGGAAGGAGACTGACTGATGCCTTACATTGGTGAGCCGATAACATCATGGAAAAAACCAGAACAGGAGAAAACAATGACGTATTATGAGCGTCTCGAGAACATGTCCAACTCGGAGTTGGTTATGGAATGCAGGAAACTTGACCACGAACTATACGACAGTGAACGTGCATACGAACAGTTGCACGACGACTACATGTTTGTGATGCGCACCAGCCGTGAGGGTTTGGATTTGTTGCATCAGGTTTGGCTGTATGCCGAGCAGCATCCGGAACATTTCACACACGACCTGTATTCAAAACTGAGCAACCGATTCAACACTAAGGAACCATTCTGATGGATATCATTACCGAAGTTCAATTCACCGTCACCGAGTTGCGTACGGTGGTCAAGTCTCTGGCGATTGGGTCTGACCAACTTGCGAAAAAGTTGGAACGATTCCCCAAGGATTCCAAAGGAGGTGCCCGTCATTACCGTGAACTGTGCGACGAATACGAGTCGCTTACGTCCGCACTGGCTGAATGCCAGTCTGTTTTATCAACCGTTCTAAGGAGTGCAAGTGAGTAAACGTATTATTGGTTTCGTGTTGGCGGTGGCGTTGGGGTTCGCCCCAACTGCCGTCGATGCAGACACACAACTGTTATGTCCACAATGGCAGAGGCTGGCACAACGTGTCGGTTTCACCCAATCCCAGTACCGTCAATTGGATTACATCATTTGGCGTGAATCTAGGTGCGCTCCCAAGGCGGTGAACACAAACTTCCATCACGATGGGCGTGTCACTAAGGATTGGGGGTTGACTCAGGTCAACGATTTCAGTTGGATTACGTTCCTCAGGAACAGAAAAATTGTGACCAAATCTTCGGAGTTGCTGTCACCCGTCAAAAACCTCAAGGCCGCGAAGGCTTTGTTTGATTATTCACAAGACCGCCACGGTGACCCGTGGCTGCAATGGAGGAAAAAATAATGGCTACATACAAAGTGAGAATGTGTTGGGATTTCATTGTTGAAGCAGACGATGAAACGAAAGCGGAGGGGTTTGTTGCGACTCTGACCGACAAGTATTTCGGTGAGGTCGCCTACAAGATTCCAGAGTTTGCCTACGAGACGTTTCACGTTTCGCAGACCGACGCTCGGGGGGCTGGTGCAGATGCCAGACTTTGAGGAGATGCGTGACGCTGTTGTTCGCGCTATCACGGCACCACTCAGGTGGTGTTTCACATGTGGCTCAACGGCAGACCCACAGGAAACCAGCAATGACTGTTGGAGGTGCTGGTCACCGAACAGTCTGGTTGACGATTCGGAGGTGGGAAATGCCCCGTCCTAAGACACCACCCTCGGTGGCGTGGCTGTGCTCCAAGTGCAGGCAGGTCATCAGAACCTACGTACGGCTCTCAGAGCCGCCAATCTGCTCAGGTGGGGGTAAGCACACCCCCCAGAAAATGGAGGCCTTAGATGGCAAATAAACCGAGTTTCCCCGAAACGTTGACAAACCAGAAAACCCCTGATGTAGGCTCCCCTGTCGCAGGACGGGGGAGGGGGACCCTAGGGGGTGGGGGCAAGAAACCATCGGCGCCCCACAGGGCGCAGATGGTTAAAGCATTACAAATGGGGGCACCAAGCATCGTGCTGAAAAAACCGGGTTGTGGAAAGAAAACCCACGACGACGACTGCCTTTGTGATGTTGCCCCAATCACCAACCCCACACCAATCGGTGTGTCATTCCCACACGACATCACGTTCGCATCACTGATTTGTGAACACTTGGGTTACGAAGCGCCGTACACAACGGCGCAGGTGTTGGAAGTGCTACAGATGGCGGCACGTTCCAAAGACCTACTGGATGGACCCAAGTCACACGAACACAAGTGGCGTGAGAACCAAAAGGTTCCGCACGAAGCACGCGAGTTCATGCGTGAATGCGCCGAACAAGGAATGCGCAACAGGGACGTCATCGCCCAAGTGGAAGAACATTGGGGTATCACAATTTCACAGGCATACATTTCAAAACGTAGATATCTATACACAGGACAGAGAGGAACAAGTAAATGATTATCAACCACGAAGAGCAAAGGGTGTACGTCCGCCAGTCATGGTTAGGCGACATGATGATTTGTATGGAGCGAGGCAGGCTGGCCGACATAAAGCCAGAGTTCCGCACGGGTTCCGACGCAACCATCATGGGCACCGCAGTTCACCACGGCATCGAACAGGTTCTCACAAACCAAATCTCAGCCGTCGACATTGCAGACGCAGCCGTGTTCCGTCTCGGCCAGTTGATGACCGAAGAAAAATGGAAACACACCAACGTCGAACCAGACGACATGGTTCCATACGTTGCGCTGATGGCTAGGGCGTGGGCGCAGGACATCGCACCCAAAGTTCCGACCGGAGGTCGTGTCGAACAAAAGTTTGCGGCACCAATGAACCGCATGGTTCAAGTCGACGTCGACAAGGCGTACGAACTTTGGTTCGCAGGCACAATGGACTATGTGGCACCAGACGGCACGCTGTGGGATTGGAAGACTGCGGCACGGAAGTATTCTCAGTCCGAAAAACAGAAGCAGTCAATCCAAGCATCCGTGTACGCATACGCTGCAGTCGCATTGGGTTACACCAACTGGGATGTAACGTTCAACTTCGGTGTACTCACACGCAACAGCAAGTCATCTGGTAGTATTGTCCCCGTGAACCGTACAAAGGCACACGGTGATTGGGTCGCAGAGCAGGCAACCACAACGGTTACGTCTGCACTACGAATGGGTCACGCAATCGCGTGGCCAAAGAATGACCAACACAACCTCTGTTCAGACAAGTGGTGTCCGTGGTGGTCAATTTGTAAAGGCTCATACGTCAGCGACGTAGAGCAACAATGGAGTCAGGAGGCTCAATAATGGATAAGGAAATGTCCATCGTCACACAAGTTGCCGCGAAGATTGCGGCAGAACTCACACCGCGCAGTGACAGCACCGAACAGATTCTCGGTGACTACGCTGTGCTGTTTGAATCCATCAGCGGAATGTTGACCGACAAGATTTTCGCAGGCGCACCGACACGTGAGCAGGCGGCAGTCGACATGGTCGTCAAAGCATTCGACGCAGTTGTCGTCTCCGACAACAACGGTGTCCGCATCAAAGGCAAGCAGCACGGAGAACTTCCCGGCTGGCTGATTACTGCCTGCGCGGAGGCTGGTGTCTCTGAGGTGTACGACAACCGTGACGGACTCAGCGAGAACCCGAAGCGTCCGTGGTTCAAGGCAACCACAGGCACCAAGGCGTTCTGGCCACCGAAGGGCCGATAACAGATGGCGAGACTCTCAGCCGAAGAAATCATTTCAGGCTGGGGAACGGTCGAACAGGGGGCCTCAGCGCCCCCTGTTCCCGTTTACCAGAACGAGTACAAGTTCTACAGTCCCCTCAGTGACGCAGCAGAATCGTTTGTCCGTTGGGCGCAATCCCCAGCAGACCGAATCTACACGGGTGTTGAACCCCTTGATGCCGAAATGCGTGGCATCGCCTGCGGAGAACTAGCAATGATGATTGGCTACAGCCACGGCGGTAAAACGCTGGCACTGTTGCACACGCTCAGGAACAACCGTGACAAGCGTGTCGTGTTCTTCATCCCAGACGAACCACGCACTCTGGTGCTGACGAAACTGGCGTGCATGCACCACGGCATCGACGCACGCGACCTCGAGAACCGTGTCGCAGACGACGACAAGTCGGCAATCGAACTGCTGAGGCAAACCGCAGACGAGGACTTTCCGAACCTTGCGGTGTTCGACCAGCCGCTGTTGCCGTCCGACATGGAACGCGCATACAACGAGGCTTGTGATGTTTGGGGCGACAAGCCCCATCTAGTTGTCGTTGACTATCTAGAGTTGATTGAGGCAGGTGAAACCGTGCCAGACAAGGCGAACTTCATCAAGTCGTTTGGTCGCAGACACGACATCCCTCTGCTGGTTCTTCACCAGACGTCACGCACCAGCGGTGCGGATGGCAAGAAACTCACAATGTCATCAGGTTCGTACGGTGGTGAACAGCAAGCCACATCCATCATCGGTGTACGGCGCAAGAAGTATGAGATTGCAGCGGAAATTATGGAACTGCAAGAAAAACTGTCACGCAACCACAGCGACAAAGCACAAGACAGACTTGACAGTCTGATGTATGACCTGAAAATCCACGAATACACGCTGACCCTGAGTTTGTTGAAGAACAAACGCCCCGCCGGTCAGTTGGTAGATGACGTGGATTTTGAGTTGGACATCCGCACTGGCAGGCTGTGGCAGTTGCGGAACGGCGAACTACCCGACCAGTACCTGAGGGGTGCTGCATGGAAGCAAGGAGAAATGTTGTGATTTGGGGATTCGGTATTCTCGGCATGCTAGTTCTCGTTTCAATCGTCATCATTAACGTGATGTGGGAAATGTTCGACAACGAGGAAGGCATTGATGATTAACAATGATGAACTCATCGGTGACTACATGACCCTGTTCCGTGGTCGTGGCGATGCCCACGGTACGTGGGAGGGTGGCTGCAAACGTGAGATGGTCACGGAAGAGAAGTTTCGCAACCATCTTGCAGGCGTTGAACTCATTGGCGTCTACCCTGTTGTGCCGATGCGTGGCGAAGCACGCTGCGTTTGGGGTTGCTCCGACATTGATGTTGATGACATGGATGCGGCGTTCAACCTAAGCACAGCGTTCCGCATTAAGCAGGTGACTGCTTGGGTTGAGAAGACACGCAAGGGCTACCACGTGTGGGTGTTCGCAACCAAAAGCGTCACAGCCGCGACGATGCGCCGCGCGTTTCTGGCGGCACATCAAGCCATCGACTACCCGGCCAAGGAAGTGAACCCGAAGCAGGAACACGTTGGTGCAGGGTTCGGTAACTATGTCAGGTTGCCGTATCCGAACGCTTTCGGTGGACTACCAGCAGACCACAACTACAACGATGTCCACGTCAGATACATGATTGACGAGGGTGGTCACCCGTTGTCGTTGGGGTTTTTCGTGAACCACGCAATCAAAGACCGTGCCGAGCCAGAACAACTTGAGGTTCTTGCAAGTCTGTACAAGCCACCCGTAATTCCCCAGTACGAATACGCTGACGGGCCTGTGTCTAGTGACATAATGTCTTTGGTGCATAGGGCTGGTGGTATGGCGTACGTAATCTGGAGAGACGGACCGAAGAACGGTGCAGACCGTTCGCTCAGTTTGTGGAAGATTGCGTTGCAGTGCCGCGACAACAACCTGTCTCCGCCTGAAGCGGTGCAGGTTGTCAAGTCAGCAGACCTCAGGTGGGGTAAGTACCATCTGCGGCCTGACCCCGATTCGGAAATCAACAGAATGATTGCGAAGGTTTATGGGCGCTAGTGGACCAATCAAACACGGTGGCAGTATGGGCACATCAGCCCGTGTTGTCCGCCGTAAACAACTCAAAAAACCTAGGCGTTTGACCGATGAAGAATTGTTGGCCGACGCTATGGCTGCAGCATTGAAATGGAAGCAACGTGGCTCGTAAACACACACAGCGATACAAACTGAAACCCAAAGCAAAACAGCGCCCAAGGATGACAAGGTTCGGTCGTGCGTATACACCGAAAGCAACACATATCTTTGAGAACGCTGTCGCTGCAGGGTGGAACAAGAAATACTGGTATGGCGAATCCCCCATCGCCATCCAGATAGTTCTTGACAAAGACACGTTCACCGTAGCCATCAGCGAATACAAAACCGACAGCCCCGTCTCTCCACTCAG